TGTGTGACTGTGAGCCAGTGTGCGTTTTCTCCGTCTACACGTCATCACGACCCTGCTCCTTTTCGAGAGCACGCATCAACACCTGACGAAACCCGTGCTCAAAGAAGAACGCGTAAAGCTCCTTCGACATATCCACGCTCAGCGTCGCAGAGCCATCCTCGTGCTCCGTTATGTCGATCACCTTAATCTCGTTATGCGTCGTCATCGTCTACCTCCACAGCTTCACCCTCAATCACGTCGCCAAGTAACGCCGCAGCCTGCGCGTGCAAGTCGTTCACGCTGATGTTGATCGCCACGTCACGTTGCCGCGTGTCGTACTGCGCGTTCAGCTTGGACGCCATCCACTTGTCCGTATCCACCTGCAGGCGCGCCACGTTGACCATCGACGGATCTGTGTTCTGCGCCGTATCGACTGCACGCTCTGCGTAGTAATGCCCAGCCTCCAACTGCGCAGACGCGTAGCGATCACGTCTACCAGCCTTAGCGTCTAACCACTTCGCCCAGAGCTTGTACCCGATGCTCTGCTCTTGCATGATTTTACGTATGCTTTTGCCGCGCGCGATCTGCTCGAACAGCTCGTCCTCGCCGATCTCTTCCAGCGCCGCAATCTTTGCCTTACCGACTTCACCGACCATTACTGACGATCTCCCCTGTCAGCGCGGCATAGCCGCAGATGTCGACCCAGTGATCCTGCTTGCGCGGCGACGTCTTGCTGCGTGCTATCTTTAGCAGCATCATCATGTTGGCCACGTCGACCACCGTGAAGTCGTGATCCAGATAGGACGACCACAACGCCGCGATCGTCTGGAAGTTGTCCTTTGCGTCGCCGTAGTCCGCGTCACGCTCACCGCTGATCACGCCTTCTGCTATCGCCAGTATCTCGTCTCTCGTTACCATGGAATGTCATCTCCTCCTAAATCCCAGTTTATACGATCGTCTCCGTCGCGCACCATACGCGTCACCTTTGAGTTCGGAAACGTGTTGAACGCATTGTTCAGGAAAGTCTCCGTCCAGTCAAATCGTATGATGCGCGCCGCGTCTTCGAAGCTGTAGACGATCCAGCTTGGATACTTCTTCCGCAGCTCCGCCGCCCCGTGCAATGCGAAGCACACGATTACCTCCTCACACTGCACGCAATACGCATGCGGCGGCAGCGGCTTGTGCCCTGCATCCTCCGCAGCCTTCTCCAGCACGTCCCACGCCCTCATGAGCTGCGTTGCGATCTGATTAGTGCCAACCACGTCATCCGCATCCACACGCTCCCTGAGCGCCTCGTATGCCGCCTCGAAGCGGCCAGCTAAATCCGGAGACACCAGATCCGGCAACGTATCGCCCCAACGCTCTATCTTCGTCCTCGCCTTTTCATCGAGCGGACGCAACTGCCCCCACACGCCAGCACTAATCCTACGCTCCTCACTGTTCAGCGTCCCACGCGCCTTCACGTCCTTATAGCCAACCCTCGCCTTCGTCGCTTTCTTTGCCATGCCAGCAACCTCCTTCCACGATCTTCCTCAGTTACATTCACCTCAGTCCGTATCTTCCTCCTCAGTTACGTATATATACGTAAACACTGAGGAGGAGATAAAAACGGCCTCTTTTACCTCACTTCCTCAATCCACCTCACTTTAACTGAGGAGACTGAGGAAGCATAAAGCGCCACCCGAAAACGCTAGTGATACGTCCCCGAGAAGCCCTGTTTCAGCAGCGCTTGGTTAAGCGCCTGCGCCATGCACACGTCGGCCATGAGCCCACGCAACACCTCCATCACGAATGTCATATCGTCGCTGGCCTCCGACATGAGCGGCATCTCGTCTGCGCACCACTCGATGACCGCGCCCTCGACTTCCTCGTCCCACACGATACGCCCTAGCTCTAGGCGGTCGTCCTCGTCTGCATGGATCTCACGTACTATCTGTGTCATAGCTTCAGCTCCTTAAAGTTTGCTATGTCAAAGTGTACCATAGGCTCGATGTCTTGTGGATCGTCTCTGCGCGTCGTGCCGCCCATTTCCACGTGCATATGCTCGTGCGCTGGCGGCAGTTGTGCGATACCGGCTTTGTCAGACCACTGCACGGCGAGGAAGCATGGTAAGCCCGTCGTCATCGTGAGTGAGCGCGCCTGCATCGCCTTGTAGAGCGACAGCATGTACGTTGGATACCTGTGCATCGCCGTCTTTCTTTGTCTGGCCTCCACGAACGCGACCGCACGCCCGTCGCGCATCGCCATGAAGTCGAGAGACAGCTTTATCGGCATCTTACTTAGCACGCAGTTGTAGTTGACCTCGATCAGATGCGCCAGCTTGCGCTCGTTCTTGCGATCCTCGGCGGTTTCGTAAAACGGTCTAGTCATGATCCCACTCCTCGCAAAATAAGCCGCACTCAAAGTCCAGATTTTTCATTGGCTTTCCGAGTGCGTCTGGGTGAAGCTCGTCCAAGAATATACGCTCGTTGTTTACACGCACCAACTTCGCTCCAAGTTCCCGCGATTGACTGGCGCGTTCTTCAAACACGTCTGGGTGCATCTTTCTGACGTGGTTCCAGTATGTCGGAGACGACGCCTTAACGCAGCCTATGCAATTTGCGTTTGGATAGCCCATCTTGTAAACGCGCGGAGGCTTTATGCCGTTAGCACGCAGTAACTGATAGCAGTCTAGCTTTGAATACTGTGCATCAATCAGCACTGGCAGTACGTTTTCTCGCTCAGTGCGAACGAAACGCTCGTGACGCCCCTCCTCTTCTGAGGTGAAGCCTAACACATGAAAGTCGACATGGTTTTTAGCCTCCCATTGCTGCCGAGCCTCCTTCTTCAGTAAAAGCGTACATGGTGCGCCAGCAACGCCAGACATAAACTTGCGTTTCGCCCAGACGTCAACGGCTGAAGCGCTTGGGAACTTCTCGTTTGTGCATATCTCAATCTCTTGGCCAATCCAATCCTCGACGTCGTGCAAGAAGCGGCGATTATCCTCGTCCTCCTCCGCCACAGGGTTGTTGATCACACGCACGTCGCAAAATTCGCCGTACTTCTTTATTGTCAAGTGCGCTGCCACTGCACTAGCGGCTCCACACGAAAACCATACTGCAATAACTTTTCTAGTCATAGCCACTCGTCTCCCTCTGTTAGCTTTGGCGCTGTTCGATCGAGCGCAGTGCGTCTGAGCCGATGCGTCCAGCCTTTACGATTTGTTATCGATATAATGTGCAGATGATGCACGCCGAGTATGTCTGCCAGCTCACGCGCCGAGATGTCCCACTCGCGTCGACTGGCGTAGTAATGGATCTGCGCGGCCATGGCTTCCATCTTAGGGTTAAACGTTTCCACATTAGCCCCCTATCTCCGACGCGCTAATCCACTCGCCCACGACGACGCACTGCACGTCACGCCCCTGCCGTTTATCTGGCCACTCTTCCACCTTTAGCACGCCCGTCTCGATCCACTTGGCCAAGATAGCCTTCGCCTTCGCCTTCTCGTGCTTCTTGTCCATGTCAAGGTCGAGCTGCACGGCGACACACTTACCCGCCCAGTGGTTCGCACGCGCGTCCAAACGATACGGCTCCTGCCGCTCGGCGGCCTGCCCGATCAGGCGCTGCACGGCCTGCGCGTCGCGTGCGCTGACCCCGTCGAAGAGGTCGGGCATTTTGAACGGCACGCAGACGCCCACGTATTCGCCGTTTGGTAGCTCAACGCCCTGCATGCGCCTGTACACGGCCTTCGCCGCCGGTGGCGCGAGGTTCGCCTTGCCGTCGTCGACGCGGAATATGCCGAGGCTCTCCTGCTCGTTTACGCCGAGCTTTAGGGCGTCTTCTTGGCTGACCTTGTTGATGACGCGCGCCGCACGGGCTGCACCGATCAACGATCCCGCGCCGCGGACGCTGTCGATGGTTGCGTCTTCCCCGTTTGTCTTGCGTATGTGATGCGTTAATACGACTGCGGCGTCGGTCTGGTCTGCGACCCAGCGAGCCGCCGACACCGCGGCGTTCATCGCGACGTTGTCGTTTTCGTTGATGTCGTTGAAGCTGACCCACGGGTCTATGATGACCAGACCGATGTTTTTCTCTTTAATCTTTGTGACCATGTACTGCAGCATGTCTTCGTCCGTTAGGATGCCGTCACGCGTCTGCTTTGCGAACTGGATCATGAGCTCACGTCCGGCGTCAAGGAACAGGCGCCCTTTGATTTCTTCTGGCTTGATCCCGTAATGCAAGATGATCGCGGCGAAGCGGCGCTGCATTTCCTCTAGCGGATCCTCGCCGTTGATAACCCACACGTTGCATTGCTCGTGCACTTCCTCGCCAAGTAGCGCGCGCCCGATGGCAATCGATATGGCCTCCACCATCTGCATTGAAGTCTTACCGATGCCACCCTGCGACGCGAGGACGCTGACGTAGCCGCGGATGTAATGCTTGCCATAAACCCAGCGGCGTTTCGGTATGAGCGACGGGTCGATGACCTCGAACTCAGTTGGCCACTGGCGCTCGCTCTGCTTCTGCTGCTCCGCCATTACGGCATAAGGCTGCGCGGTTGCTAGCGCCTCACGTAATTTTGTTTCGCCGGCCTCTCGTAGGTAGTCGTTTGCGTCTTTTACGTTTTCTTGGTCAAGCTGATCGAAGCGCACGACGTGCACCTGCGTGCTGCCGTCACCCTTTAGCACGTCCACGCACTTGTGCACGTCTAAATCCGGATCGGCGCAGATCGTAACGTCTGATGCGCGTGGCGGAGTGTACGTCGCCATGCCCGCCTTGCCGAACGTGCAGACGATGGTTGCGTCTTCGCCCACCGCCTGCCTGATGCTGAGCGCGTCCTCTGGCCCCTCCGTAATGCAGATTGGACGATCGCCTTGCGTTTCGCCGATTTGCATTACATTTCCCGCCAATACGCCGCGCGAGTATTTCGAGATCCCGTTGACCTCGCGCTTCTTGCCGTCTGGCGTGAGCAGCACCTGCTGTATGCCCTCGATCGTGCCCTCCGGCGTTGTCGCGGCGAAGATAATCGCCGGCCCGTCATATGCGTTTGGCGTGAACTTCGCGATGCCAACGGCGGATGACGCGCGCAGGCCACGCGAGTTAAGGTAAAGCAGCGCAGGCTTTACGGCGTCTAGGTTTTCGCGTGTGATTGGCACGGCGCGCTCCCACGCATCCTGCGCCTTCTTGATTTTGTCGTTGCGGTTTTCCTCGTCGCGCACGATCAAGTCTTGGCTTGCCAGTCTGGCGATGAGGCGCTCCAGCTCGCTTGGTATATACGGTTGTATATCCGAGCTTTCTAGCTGCTTTGGGTTTTCGCCGCCGCGTTTAAAACCGCTGCCAATGGTAGACTTTATTTCGAAATCCTTGAGGCCAATTTGACGCGCCGCAGTGTGGAGCTGCAGTATTGCGTTATCGATGTTGGCTGGTGAGAGGTGCGCGTGCCGCCCGATCGCAAACGCAGCCTTGTTGAGGTTCTCGTTCCGGCCACCTTTCATAGATGCGATGACATCGTGCACCGCGCCGTCGAGTACCTTGTTAAAATATGCTTCTGACATT